ACTCCAATTTCGTTCAAAAACGAGGTCCTAGAAAAGGTAGGAACCCCGCTTAGCATAAAACCTGAACCTTTTAAGTTTTTGGCAACTGACGCTGAACAAGTATGTGAGTCGTTCCGTACTTTTGAATTCTCCAAAGCCATGCCTTTAAGCTTCAGACCCAAATTTCAGGCAACTGAAATCAAAAGTAATCCACTATCAGTAGTGACTACTAGCAAACCACTTCAAGAACCAACAGAAATGTTGGTTACTAAACAAATACCTGATCGCGCTTTTAAAGTAGTGATCCACAAACAAAAACAAGCGTGCGAAACAAAATTCTCAGACAGCAAGCCGAAAGCAAAAGTACCGTTAGTGGTCAAGAGCGCTGAAATCATTAATTCAATTAATACTTCAGACGCACCTATGGGCAGTGAACCCATTTCAACACCAATCAATGCAGGAAGCATTACTGGTGTATCAACCCGTTCCATCGTTAACGAAAAGGACGAAAGACGTCCTTCCACATCTTCCAACTCAACAACAACAGACAGTATTGCATCCACTGATCTGAATTCTGGTGTAATCATTAGAAAACCAACTTGGTATAACAGACTCTTCTTCGACAAATCAAACTCTAAATTTAAATTGAAGTCTCATGCCAACTTGGAAATTGGTCGACTAACAGCTAGAAAACAACAATCCTATACGGATAAATTAACAGTTGACCCAAATTACATCGACAAAAATCTGTATTCATTCCTTCGAATGCAGAAATTCCCAAAGTACGACAACAGGCAAATGACATTAGATCATATGCATAAATTGTCTTGCAAGTACTGGCAAGACGTGCGCAAGATCCCATTCTCAAAACTTAGCGCTGAGCAGGTTAACATCAACTATGCCACAGTACAGAAAGCGACTGATGAAAAAGCAAATGGATTCTTACTTGCTTTAGAAGAACAAGAAATCGATCGTCGCAGGAGATTGGTTCGCATCAACAGATGGTTAGAAAAGCACACACCATTTGCCAGAGGCAACCATCACCATTTTCAATAAACCCCTCCCGTCCAACAAACAACAATGTTCGTAGCCATGACTTATTCATCGAAAGTATTTGTCAACACAACACACCACTCGAACCAAGTGCTGCATGGAAATATGCAAAACTTGGAGCTGATTACACCACAAGGCTATGTGTTGCCAATAAATATGAAGTCCTTTACAAAAATCCATCCACCGATATCATCGAAACCCACATAATGAGAAATTGTCACCACAACGACGTGGTTGGTCTATCCAACCGTTATCTGAAACAGACCACCAACTCATTTACAGCTGATGAAATATTGATTGGAAAGATACTAGATGAATTATCCGACAAATTAAAACCGCACTTCAACGGACCCTGCACCCTCAGGGAATTTATGTCCGAAAAGAAAGGAAACCTGCGCAAAAGGTATAATGACGCAGCAACCAAAGTCATGAAAAACGGCTTCGATTTAAACAAACACTCAAAAATTGGCGCATTCATAAAAAACGAAATCTATAATGAGATAAAACCCCCCAGAATGATCATGGGCAGAGACCCCAGATTTAACCTCATTTATGGATTGTTCACAACCCAACTCGAACATGCTATGACAAACTTACCTGAAATCTCAAAAGGTAGGAATTTTCTTGCTCGTGGTGAACAGTTTTTTAATAAGATCTATGGTGCTTGGACACTTGAATGCGACTTTTCTAAATACGAAGCCACCCAAAGACTCGCTCTTCTCCAACTTGTGGAGCTAGGGCTTTGGAGGAGACTCTCAACCCCATTTTATCCCACCCTTGAAAATATATTCAAAAGTAAGATGAGGAAACATGGAAGAACTTTAAACGACATCACATTTGAATTCTTCGCATGCAGAGGCTCTGGTGATATGGACACAGGTCTTTTTAATACTCTACTGACCTGGGTAGCTTGTAGATACTTCGAGATAAAGAACCAAATCGGCAATTGCAATTTCATCTGCGATGGCGACGACAATCTCGTACAACTACCAGTAAATGCTCCATATGTTAACACCTTCGCCGAATTTGGGTTCGACGCAAAATTAATACTACGAACGGATTATCACGATATAGATTATTGCTCCGGAAAATTTGTGCAATATAAACCCGGCCAGTTCACATACGTCCAAAATTTGAACAAATTAATGGCCAATTTGCCCATATTTAGAAAGACAAAATTCAGACACTGCATAGGAACCTACTACTACTCACTTGGTTTTATGTATAAAAAATTATATGGCAACCTCCCAGTATATTCTGCCATTTCAAAATTTCTGATGTCATTTTCTTCCCGGAAGCATGTGTCAGTAGACATGTTGAATGAAATTAATCCATCACATACTGAATCATTCAAAAACACCTCTGATCCTGACATAATCGATTGTGATATAAATACATCCTTTATCGAAATTTCTATGTGCTTTAATCATCCTTTAACTGAACTCCAAAGATTAACACATTGGTACAACAACAATACCATCATCTTGACCCCAGATGAAGATAAACGATACAATTGTTCAAAAACCCCCGCAACCCTACTTTCCCTAACAGAATTGGATATGGTTGAGCAGATCCTCTATCACAGCTGTTCCAATTTTACACCAACAAAAAA